CGCGTGTTTTTTTTTATTTTTTAAATGTTGAAGACAATATGACTATTCCTATCAAACATCTAAATTTAATTATACTTCCCAATGTTTAACATTTTCAGGATTATAACGCCCAAAATCCGGAGTAAAATTAACCCTAGTCTTATCTGGACGATGCATTTCATATAGTTGATGCAATGTAGGAAAACCATTCAACACAGTTTCAATTGGAATACCTGCCTTTCTACTAATTCTAGTTATCTCTTTCTTCTCCATACCACCAAATCGATAAAAGGATGCTATTAAACTATCCATCGAACTAAACTTACCAGCCGAAACACAAAATTGAAACATATGTAAACATAAATCATGTATACGATGATTTGTACCCATATTATCATATGCTAACCCTATACTGGCAATTGCATAGTCTGCTAACGTTAATCGCGGGTTATTCCCCCACGCCAACTTTACCATAAAGTCATCAATATGCTTATACGGCAACACAGCAGGCATCCACTCAGGAAATTCAGCTGTGCGAGCAATAAAGTATCGTTTTAAAAACACAACTCCTCTTATTTTTAAGCCTCCATGTTCATTAGGAACACTTAAAAATGGGATCCTTGATCTAATATTTCTAATTTCCATCTTAAAGAAAATATTAACAAACTTAGCAAATCCTTCTTCATTAATAACATCACTAATTTCTGATCCTATAGCTGACACATGATCATCACCATATACTGGGAATTGCATCCTACCAGACTGATATGTCTCCTCAATTAACGCTGATTTATGAGGAGTCATGATTTCCACATATATTGTGTAACTAAACCATAATAACGCAACTATCCACGAATTACCATGAGAGGTCTCATATGCTCCAGATGGCATAGTTCCGAAAATAATTTTCCATATACGAGCAAATATATGGACAACTTTAACAGATAAATTCTCAGTAGCCACTTGCAACAAATACATAAAAATCGCATAATGTGGTGACTGCTTACTAACATAAACTGCTGCCTGTGAAGAATATAACTCTAATAATACCCTATTTATGGTAGTATCTAATGCCTTAAAATCACCATCAAAAAAATGCATAGTAGGATCATCATATTTCATTTGCTCTGCAAACTTTAAAGCACCACCAAAGAAAAACTTCATACCTATCTTAATACATTTTCCTCGCTCAATTAACTGTCTATCTTTTTGAACTGACTGAGCAATATAATACATCATTTGCTGCAATATAAAAAAATCACGACATTTTTCGTACATCTTTTGACGCTCAAGAGGATCCAACGAATAACAATTAAAAATCTCAAATTTTTGACATATACACGATGCTTTCTCAGTGAATTTGGTCTTACCAGTATCACGAATTTCTTCTACATGTTTCCAAAAAGCAATCTTCATAGCTTTCTCTTGATCACCTTTTGTACCATTAACTGTCATCTTAACTTTAATACCATCTTGATCAGTGTATGGTTTTTCTCCTCCAGCACGAATTCCTGCACTAGACTGAGTAGGAGTAGTGAACATATACACATCCCGCTCTGTAATCGTCCACATAATTTTACCAAAATGCTGTTTTACTCCCATAAAATCATATAATCGCAATAACCCACGACTTATACATTTACTCAATACAGGAGACATATTTGGTACATATCTAGTATCAGTATTATATTTTTCAACTAGCTTAACCAACTTCACAGGATATAAATTCTCACATGAGCTTGTCGTATATTTACCTAACTTATCACCAGTAAACATTCTATTATACATAGATAACGATCTGCAACATAATGCAGTTAACGGCACAGGAGTATAATCTGTCCATGATATACCAGGAACACTATGATCATATGATATTTTCCAAACAAATTTTTCAAACCATGTTATTGGATAGTAAGCACACATCACACGATTTAAATAGTTATAATCTTCCTGTATAAAAAAAAAAAATGGAATCTCATGAACCATATCAGGAAGTTCATGCTCCTTCGGATAACGACTAAATGGAAACATTTCCGGAACATTAATCCAATTCTTTGACTTCATCAATTCCAATTTCATTTCTGCTTGTATAATCTTTT